CTATCCAGCCACCATTGGCGTGGTCAATAACAGGTTTGTCGTATTCGGCAATGCCGCCACCATCACAAGCGAGACAGGTTCTAATTATCGTTGCCATCGTCTTCGGTTCCTTCATTGATTAACGATACATAACAAATATCGGTTATCAAACAGGCTGTCAACAAAAAAAGAAACGGGGCTGGAAAAGTAATTCCAACCCCGCTCCCCAACCAACGAACGAAACAACCTCACGACACCTCGTAAGGTATTCCTAGTCTTAACACCACCTGTTTGTGTTCGTCAAGCCATTTTTTGCAATCGAAACGACTTTTTCCAATAAAAATTGCAACGTGCCGCAGATAATCTACACAATGTTTCTTCTTGACCAGTTCACGGTCAGTCTCTCCGATACGAACTGACGATACCGGAACACATAACATCCACTGATAGTCCGCACGTTCGACAATTTCTATTTCAAGTTTATTAGTTTTCATCTTCTTCCTCGTAAGCTTCGATGTAGATATCAACGGATTCCCTAATCAAGTCTGCAACAGAAACCTGTTGGTAGGATGACTTTTGCATCTGATGTGCAATGTATGCAAGCTTGTCATACTGTTCTTCTTTCATCAAAAGATTGTATGTTTTAGTCGGTTCCAAAATCTTGTTTGGTCTTGGCATCTCTGATTTCCTTTTCAGATAGTTTATTTAGTTTCTTTTGTTTTTTATTATCTATAATCTTATAACCATATTTCTTATCCCTTAATAACTTAGCTATAGGATTGATTTTATTATTAATATTCATCTTTGGTTTCTCCCAATGGGGATGGTTAATAATTAGGTAGCACAGCCTGTCAAGCGTTGTCAATCAAAAAAATGCAGTTGACATGATTTTTGTGTGGTGGTATTTGTCAGTCATAGTTTGTAACTAGGAAAAGGAAACCGACATGAAATCACCAAGTTGGTTACAAGGTTATGTTGAATCTCTCGACATACAACCGATGGGTCGGTATCGATCCGACTGTCCGGTGTGCGGCAAGAAGAATACCTTTAGCGTAAACGACGACGGAATGCAACGTCTTTGGTTTTGTTTCCACGCTGACTGCAACGTGTCAGGTCGAACCGGTATCAAGCTGTCGCGTGACTTTGCAAAACTTGCAATCAAGAAACCGACGCAAAGGGTGGACACACCGGAAAGTAAGTTTGTTATCCCTGACACATTTGTTAGCCTTTCTCGTAACTTAGACGCTGAACTTTATGTAAAGTCTGTAAATGCTTACGATGCGTACTTGTCAGGTCGTGCCGATATAAGGTACGATTTCAAACGTAATAGGGTGGCGTATCTAGTTAAGCAGGGTAACAATGTTGTCGATGCAGTCGGCAGATCAATTGATGGGAGAGGAGCGAAGTGGTACAGGTATGGAAATAGTAGATATCCTTTTTTATGCGGAGCGGGAGATACCTGCGTTATTGTGGAAGATTGCGCTTCTGCCTGTTCTATATCAAATATTTCGACCGGACTAGCGTTACTAGGAACAAACCTTCTAGATGAACACATAGGAGTAGTGTCTAATTACCAGAAGATTTTTGTTGCCCTCGACAAAGACGCAACCGACAAGGCACTAGGCATGATAAAGATACTATGTCGGCACGTTCCGACTAAACTGATGGTATTACAGCGCGATTTAAAAAACCTAACAAAGGAAGAACGAGATGAATTCTTACGATCCTACATCGATTGACAGACAGATACTTGGGTTCTGTCTCAACGCCGACTTCTTTAGTCGTGTAAAGAACATTGTTGATCGGACAATGTTTGAAAAAGAAATGCGTGACATATTTGACACGCTAACGTATTCGCACACCAAGTACGGAAAAGACCTGACTATTAGCGAGTTAGCCAGTCTGTTCAATGATCGTAATCCTGCTATGCCAGAAGCTGCACGGAACAAGGTGCACGAAACCATAGCAAAGCTAGATGTTGGTAATGCAGACAACCACGACTTGCATCTGGATTTGGTACACAACTTCTGGTTGCGTGATCGTGCGCGGGTCATAGGTGAGAAGGCAATCGAAATTTTTACCGGTGACAGTGAGGAGTTCGGTGAGTTACGCCGCCTCATCGAAACAGTAGAAGACGGACGCATCAGCGACAAAACAACCTACACAAAGGTGGAACACGACTTTGAACAACTCTTAGAGGACGAAGCTGGTGATCCCGATTTCCCTTTTACATACGATCTGATCAGTGAGAATGTTGGCGGATTAGATCGTGGTAACTTAGGTATCCTGTTTGCCAGACCAGAAGTAGGCAAGACAACCTTCTGTTGTTTTCTTGCAGCATCGTACGTCAAGCAAGGGTTCAAGGTAACTTACTGGGCTAACGAAGAGCCAGCCCCAAAGATTAAGCTGCGTATCATCCAGTCGTACTTTTCAATGACACGGCAGGGCATGGTCGATAACAAAACCGACTTGGGTAGACGCTACCAAGAAGAAATAGCCCCGCTGCTTACCATCATGGATTCTGTTGGCACATCAGTTGAAGAGATCGATGAGTACGCCAAGCTAAACAAACCTGACGTTATGTTCTGTGACCAGTTAGATAAGTTTCGTATCTCTGGCGAGTACAATCGCGGGGATGAACGCTTAAAGGAAACCTATGTGGTTGCTCGTGAGATCGCCAAACGAAACCGACTATTAATGTGGGCTGTCAGTCAGGCAAGCTATGAGGCGCACGACAGGCAGTGGATTGACTATTCGATGCTTGACAATTCGCGGACAGGTAAAGCTGGTGAAGCTGACATTATCATTGGTATCGGCAAGACAGGCTCAAGCGAGGTGGAGAACACTGTGCGTCACATCTGCATATCCAAGAACAAGCTGAACGGATGGCATGGTATGATCAACGGACAGATCGATATCGAACGCGGCGTGTATTATTGATGACGGTAAAGCTACGCAGAAGGTATTGGCTCGACAAATACAAGTGTAGCAAGGGTTGTGAGATTTGTGGTTACAACGAACAGCCCGTTGCCTTGCACTTTGACCATAAGTATCCTAGCGAAAAGAAACGAGCCATAGCGCACATGATGGATTACAAACTAACTAGCTTGATAAATGAAATCAGAAAGTGTAGAATCCTCTGTGCAAACTGTCACTATATTGAAACAGATAAGGAACGGAGAGAATAGATGCCTTCTTTAGAATATATAAATCATTGTAGAGAAATAAGACATCGTGAAGAAAACATGCAAACGTATTCTTCTAAAGATATACCTGATTTAAAGAAAAGACTAGCCGCTGCCAGAAAAGAAGCAAAAAAGATTTCTGCGTCTAATGATTTAAATAATCAACCACAAAGAGAAGCAGGGAGACTTTCCAAGCTTATAGGTCTACTAGAACACAGGCTGTCGATACAGGACTACGGAAGCGGAACGGTCTTAGTAAATCAAAAGTACGTTGTAAGTCTTAGTAGTGCAAAATGGAGAATAAAAGGTAGAAATGTGTGGTATAATCACAAAAGAGATTTGACTCATTTTGTATGTAATTACATTTTGAAAGAGGATCAGGTAGAGTCTCCTACGCCGCAAGAAGAACTTGCATATTTTCAAACACAACTTAGAATACTGTTAGATCAAAAACCAGAATGGCTTGTACACAGAATAAAGGCACTTACTAATGACTAATGTGTTAACCTTCGACGTGGAAACAACTCACATCCACAAGGATAGCGGCGGCACGACTGCCCTGCCTTATTTTGGAAACCGACTCGTTTCTATCGGCTACAAGTGGTTAGGTAAGACCGTCCACTACCACTGCTATTACCACAGTGAAAGGCCAGCCTATGACTTTGCTGCCGAAACATTCCAGCGGGAACTTGACACGGCTGACGTTGTTGTGGGACAAAACATAAAGTTTGATCTGTCGTGGATCAGAGAATGCGGATTCAAGTATGAAGGACACGTCTATGATACGATGGTTGCAGAATATATTTTATCGAAAGCCCAGCGTTGGCCTCTTGGACTTGCTGCTCTTGCAGAAAAGTATGACGTTACTCGCAAGGAGAAAGACCTCGTTGCGCCGTATCTTAAAGAAAGCAAGACCTTTTACGACATACCGTGGGAGATAGTAGAAGAGTACGGAAAAGCTGACGTACTTGCTACTGAAGAGATTGCACTTAAACAGCTTGATGCCTTTGGCACTACCTTTGAGGAACTATTCAATGACCAACAACCTGATACCGACGTTAAAGCTTTCGCTTGAGATGACAGACACCCTCGCTCGTATCGAGCAGCAGGGACTCAAGATAAACCTACAGACCCTCGATGAGATCGAGAAAGAATACCAAGAAGAGATGGATATCCTTGAGGTACGCCTCAACGAACTGGCGCGGGAAGCTATGGGGGATACTCCGGTCAACCTGTCTAGTCCTGATGATCGCAGTGTGTTACTCTATTCGCGCCGCGTAAAGGACAAACCCGCGTGGTCGCATATGTTTAATCTAGGTCACGAGATGCGTGGCTCCACGATGAAACCAAAGCTGCGTACCCGAATGAAACGTGGGGAGTTCAATTCAACTGTCCGCCGCATGACAGAGGTAGTCCAGAAGACACGCGGACACCAATGCACCGACTGTCGTGGGGAAGGTCGCGTAAGCCCTCGCAAGAAAGATGGTACACTGGGTAAAGCAATTCGTATCTGCAAACCGTGCAGTGGCACAGGAGTTATCTATGTTCCTACCGGCGAAGTTGCTGGCTTCAAGTTGGTTCCACGTGACCCGATGGATACGGCATCCGCCGGATTCAAAACCGACAAGGTTACTTTAGAAAACCGACAGACTGACCTGTCCGGTGATGCCTACGAGTTTGTTGTTGCCTATGTGCGCTACAATGCGCTTCGTACTTACCTATCAACATTTGTAGAAGGAATGAAGAATAATGTTGACGAGAATGGTTTTATACATCCAGAGTTTATGCAGTGTGTTACTGCGACGGGTCGTCTTTCGAGTCGAAATCCTAACTTTCAGAATATGCCACGTGGAAATACCTTCGCTATACGGAAGGTGGTCGAGAGCCGCTTCGAGGGTGGCTCGATACTTGAGGGGGATTATTCCCAGCTAGAATTTCGGGTAGCCGGATTCTTAGCCAAAGATAGCCAAGCCTACATCGACGTAAATGAGGGTACAGATGTTCACAGCTATACTGCCAGTATTATCGGGTGCAGCCGACAAGAAGCGAAGGCTCACACCTTCAAGCCGTTGTACGGTGGTGTCACCGGAACCGACGCTCAACAACGCTACTACAGAGCCTTTAAGGAAAAGTATGAGGGTGTCACCGCTTGGCACGAGCAACTCCAGCGAGAGGCCGTCCAGAAGCGATTAATCACCCTTCCAAGTGGTAGGCAGTATGCCTTCCCTCATGCACGTTGGACTCAGTGGGGTACGGCTACAAATCGGACTGCAATCTGTAACTATCCGGTGCAGGGATTTGCTACCGCTGACCTATTGCCTATTGCTCTTGTCAAGCTACAAAATTTGTTCCTTGACAGAAAACTTATTTCTGTGATATGCAACACGGTACACGATTCGATTGTGGTAGATGTACACCCAGACGAAAAAGATATTTGTATCAAGCTGATGACAGAGGCAATGATGTCGTTACCTGAAGAGACAATCAGAAGATATAATGTGGCCTATGATATGCCTGTCGGAATAGAATTAAAAATAGGCAAAAATTGGCTTGACTTGACAGAAGTAGACCTGTAGTATCAGTCTACAACCCTAACAACAGGAGCATGAAAAATCATGAATACAGGGACAGACTTAATGAATATGAATGATATGGACGCAATTGTAGCAGCTATGAATGCAGACAACGATGAAGCATTGATGGCAGCAAGTGGTCAGAATGTAAAACAGACTGGTCAAAAAGGACTACCAAGAATCAACATCAACTACGATGCAGAGACAGAGGACGGTAAGAGCCTACCTCGTGGATCGTGGAAGATGTACGTGGATGGTCGCTATATCTTTGCAGAAGAAGTGGTACTCCGCCCAATCCTTCGTACATTCGAGTACAGCGTATGGGATCAGGAAAGCGGTACGTTTGCATCCAAGTCAGTACAGAAAACCGTACTGTCTGGTATGTTCCCCGATACAAACGGCGGAAACAAATGTGGTCGCTTGACTCGTGATGAGGAAGATCGTCTATCTAAGGATGACGTTGCTTACCTCAACTCTCGTGCAGCAAGCTGTAACCAAATCCTTTACTCTAAGGTGTCTGGTACATTTAAGGACGTAGATGGTAACGAGGTCGTTTTGGATAACGAACCTGTCGTTGCTTACTTCAAGCGTTCTGGTTTCATTCCGATGAACGACTTCATCAACAACTTGAGCAAGCAGAACAAGGTTATGCAGAAGTGCGAAATCTTGTTGGGCACGAGCCGCCACAAGAAAGGCAGCGTAACCTACTGGACACCAAACCCTACCTTGAAGGGTGTAGTTCCAGAGATCAGTGCAGACGACAAGGAGTTGATGGCTAAGTTTGTTGAGACTGTAAAAGGTCACAATGAAACAGTTATGAACCAGCATCGTGACGCAGCAAAGCTTCTCGCTGACGATGACGACATCGATTTGGCAGCGGACTTTGACAATGTTAACGCTGCTTAAAATTCAAGACTATATGTCTAAGGCTCTCAGGGGGGAAGTTTCTGTCTCCCCTGAGACTATCGAAACATTTAAAAACGATTGTGCGAACTCTATTGTAAAGCAACTCAGTCCTGATAGCAGGGGTGTGTATCATATTCGTATGTCCGGCTTGGGTCGTCCACTTTGCCAACAGGTACTGGATAAGCACGGCATCAAAGAAGACATGGAATACAACACACTGTTTCGTTTCATGTTTGGTGACCTAACTGAATCTATCCTCATGGCAGTTATGCAAGAGGCTGGGGTTGAGATCGTGGATTACCAGAAACAGGTCGAGTTAGATATCGGCGGGGAGAAACTAAAAGGAACCCTCGACGTAATCCTACGAGATGAAACAGGTCAAGATAAGGTCTGGGATATCAAGTCTGCAAGTGACTGGGCATTCAACTACAAGTTTACTGGGATGGGTGGCTACGACAAGCTAAAGGAAGAAGACCCATTTGGTTATTTGATGCAGGGGTTCTTGTATAGTGAGGCTGTCGGTTTGCCGTTCGGTGGATGGATAGTTGTAAACAAGTCAAACGGTATGGTTGCTGTAGTCGACGTGCCAGACTGGTCACAAGAAGACAAGGCAGACTACCTCAAGGATGCTGCGGAACGAATCAAGTTTCTTAACAACCCAGATGTGAAGCCGTTCAAGCCGTACAAACCAATTCCAGAAACCTACAAGAACAAAGGTGAGTTGGTTTCGACAGGCAACAAGTTGCTTCCACGCGAATGCAATCTGTGTGGATATAGGTATCACTGTTGGCCTGATGCTATCTTGCACAGTCGTGTAACATCACGAGCAAAGTCGCCACCACAGGTTTGGTATTCGACTCTAAAGAAAAAGGAACTGTGATGCCGTACCTGTTTGTAAAGAACTATGAAGTAGACTTGATGCACATGAACAAAAGCTTGTATCACATCTACATCGAGTCGACAAAGAAGAGCGGGGGAGAAAGGCGGGTCTGTCAGATTCGTATACATCAGAACGGCCTGCCTCTCACTCTTGTCAATAACTACAGCAAAGAAGGATCGCTCCACGCAGATACTGAGGTGCGAGACATAAAGACTGTAGAAGAAGAACTACAAAAGATAAGCAGAATATCTCACGCAGGAGCGTATGTATGTGTGCCGATGCACCCTTTAACAACAGAACTTACAAATATAGAAAGACTATCCCCCAAACTGGCAGGGTATCTGATAAAAAGATTTCAATCGATTGGACTAGAGTTTTGAAAAAATCACGATATAGGTCTCAGTTCGAGTTGAATCTTGCTCGAACATTGACAGAAAACGAAGTACCATTCCGGTACGAAGAAACAAAATTCCAATATATACCCGAACCACGCAACTATACTCCAGACTTCTATCTAGAAAAGTCAGACATCTACGTTGAGGCAAAGGGTCACTTGACAAAGGACGACAGAGTTAAGATGCTGCTTGTCAAGAAACAACACCCCAATCTAGATATTCGTTTTGTATTTCTGAGGGCATCGAATAAGATTTACAAGGGTAGCAAAACAACGTACGCTTCTTGGTGTGAACGACATAATTTTATCTGGGCTGAAGGCTCGATCCCAACAGATTGGTATGAAAAAAATGGCAGATGATAACGACATCCAACAGAATATGGAAGCCCTGTCTCTTTTACCGGACAGGTACTACATCATTCTTCGTTCTACTGGAGACAATGAGTTTACTCTGTCGGCGTATGACACCACAAGCAAGACGTACGAAGAAGATGAAGATTTCGATTCGGCTATGATTATCCAAGAGGGTGCACTCGATATGATCCGTATGCACACTGACGAGGTCTACGACAGGGGTGTCGCTGCGATACAGTTTAGACTGGTAGGCCAAGAGATGATTGAAGAGGCAGAGATCACTGACCCCAAAGCCATCAAAGCAGTTGAAGGCAACGTAGTTAAAGTAGATTTTGGAACGAAGCAATGAAACTAGATGAATACCAAATGAGAGCGGAAGACACCGCGATATACCCCAACGAATACGCTATTGTGTACCCTGCGCTGGGTTTAGCTGGGGAAGCCGGTGAGGTAGCGGACAAAGTAAAGAAGATTATCCGCGACGGAAAGCCTGAACTTTTTTATAAAGATGATATTGCAAAGGAACTAGGAGACGTGTTATGGTACGTTGCAATTCTTGCAAGAGACTTAGGATACAGCTTAGAAGAGGTCGCGCAGCGCAACTTAGACAAGTTAGAGGATCGCAAGAACCGCGATATGTTGCAGGGCAGCGGAGACAATCGATGAGACACGAGGCATATATGAAGATGATGGAAGACGAAAACGAACAGGCTGGTAAAGAAGCGTACGGGGGAGTAGATCTTGTCAACAATCCGCCACACTATAATCAAGCAGGTATTGAGTGCATCGACGCAATCGAGGCGGCGTTGTCTCCAGAAGAATTACGAGGATACTACAAAGGTAACATCCTCAAGTACACATGGCGAGAAAGATACAAAAACGGAGACCAAGACCTTGAAAAAGCCCAGTGGTATCTCAACAAACTGATCGAAACATTAGAAGAGGAGTAAGACATGAGCAACATGTTACCAACACCATATCAACAATTCATCCATAAGTCACGCTATGCACGTTGGCTAGACGACGAACAACGCCGTGAGAATTGGGATGAGACAGTTGACCGATACGTCGGTTTCATGGAAAACCAGATTCAAGGTAAGTGCAACGTCAAGCTAGATAAGAAGGTAACCGACGAGTTGCGTGAAGGCATCCTCAGTCTAGATGTCATGCCATCTATGAGGGCAATGATGACAGCAGGGCCAGCATTGGCTCGTGACAATATTTGCGGCTATAACTGTAGCTACATTCCTGTTGACAGTCCTCGTGCTTTCGACGAATGTATGTACATATTGATGTGTGGTACTGGTGTTGGTTTCAGTGTGGAGAGAGAAAATGTGGATAGATTACCTGTTGTATCCGATAATTTTGGTAGTTCTGACATCGTTATTTCAGTAGGTGATAGCAAGCCGGGATGGGCAAAAGCTTTGCGTGAACTAATCGCCCTGCTCTACGCTGGACAGGTTCCATCTTGGAATATGTCTCAGGTTCGCCCAGCAGGTGAACGCCTCAAGGTTATGGGCGGACGTGCATCAGGCCCACAGCCTCTTGCAGACCTATTTAACTTTGTTGTCGAAACATTCAAGAAAGCTAAAGGGCGTCGGTTGTTTCCTATCGAATGCCACGACTTGATGTGTAAGATTGGTGAGATTGTGGTTGTCGGTGGTGTACGCCGCTCTGCCCTGATTAGTTTATCTAACTTAAACGATGATCAGATGGCACACGCTAAGTCAGGTATGTGGTGGGAAGGTGAGCCACAACGTGCACTTGCAAACAATTCTGTAGCCTACAAGCAAAAGCCGGAGATGGGTACGTTCATGCGTGAGTGGCTTGCCCTGTACGACAGTAAGTCCGGTGAGCGTGGCATGTTCAACCGTGAGGCGGCAGACAAACAAGTTGGTCGCAACGGACGCCGTGAGCAAGGCCACATGTGGGGTACAAACCCGTGCTCTGAAATTATCTTGCGTGGATATCAGTTCTGTAATTTGTCAGAGGTGGTGGTTCGTGAAACCGACTCGTTAGATGACTTGAAGCGCAAGGTTCGCCTCGCAACCATCTTGGGTACTTTGCAATCCACCCTTACAGACTTTAAATATTTGAGGAAGATATGGAAGGACAACACAGAGGAAGAGCGTTTGTTAGGCGTATCCTTGACTGGTATCATGGATCATCCCGTGCTTTCAAAGAACGTAGACAGCAAGCGTTGGCTAGAAGAAATGCGTCAGGTAGCCGTAGATACCAACAAGAAGTTTGCGAACATGCTTGGAATACCTCAGAGTGCAGCAATCACTTGTGTAAAGCCATCGGGTACTGTATCTCAACTCGTGGACGCAGCTAGTGGTATTCACGCACGGCACAATGATTATTTCATTCGTACGGTTCGTGGCGACAACAAAGACCCGTTGACACAGTTCCTCATCGAAAGCGGTGTACACCACGAGCGTGACATGATGAAGCCGGATTCTACAACAGTGTTTAGCTTCCCTATGAAATCGCCTGACGGTGCCGTAACTCGTACGCAGACAACGGCTATCGAACAGCTAGAACTGTGGAAGACATACGCGATTCACTGGTGTGAACACAAACCGTCTATCACTGTGTCGGTTAAGGAGCACGAGTGGATGGAAGTCGGTGCGTGGGTGTATGAGAACTTTGACGTTGCATCAGGTGTCTCGTTCCTTCCTCACAGTGACCACACCTATCAACAGGCTCCGTATCAGGACATCGATGTAGATGAGTACAACGAATGGATGCAGACCTACAAGGATGTCAAGATTGATTGGGAAAGGCTGACTGACTTCGAGAAGGAAGACAACACCAGCGGATCACGTGAGTTGGCTTGTACTGCGGGTGTCTGTGAAGTAGTGGACTTGAACGCAGCATGAGTAAGTTGGTTTGGAAGCGGGGTGACGGTTGGGTTCAATACAACCCACCTCGCAGCCATCCCAGCTACGAGGAATGGCAGAAGCTAAAAGAGAAAGAAGCTAAAGAAGGAGAAAGCAATTGAACTGCTGGCATTGTAAACACGAGTTGGTATGGGGTGCAGACCACGATATAGATCACGAAGACGATGAATACTGCATGGAGACAAATTTGACTTGCCCTAGCTGTGGTTCGTTTGTTATGGTCTTCCTACCGAAAGAGGGCATCTATGATCCAAGTAAAAATAACACCTGAAATTATTTGCCGCGCCAAAAAGAAAGCCGCCTCTGTAGGAGTATTACAGGGCAGCATAACTGGTAGCCTATCTAATGTTGTCGGTGCTATTGGTGAGATTATCGTACAGGATTACACTGGCGGTATCGAAGCCAACAGCAAGGACTACGACCTGATGATAGGAAACCGACGTGTTGACGTAAAGACTAAGCGGTGCAACACAACCCCTTCACCCAACTACGATTGTTCTGTAGCGGCACACGGTACGAAGCAAGACTGTGATAGCTACGTTTTTGTCCGCATCCTTACTGATCATAGTAAAGCGTGGATACTTGGAGAAATACCTAAAGCAGACTATTATAAGAAGGCAACTAAATATCAGGTGGGTGATGTTGATCCTGCCAACGGCTTTGTTTTCAAAGCTGACTGTTACAACCTAGCAATACAAGAACTAGAGACTGTCAATGGCAAAGAAGCAGCATAAGGCTAACCTATTTCAATTTACAGCGTATCTAAAACAAGACGGCAATATCGAACTAAATATGGATGGCGTTACGCCAGAAAATTTAGAGTCCGTAATGAATTCAGGGATGCCAGAGTATGAAGGTGCACACTCTATAGCATCCCTGCTTAGATATCTCAGATCGATGGGAAATGAGATGTTGGATAAATCGAGACAGTATATTTAGGCAGCAGCCTTTAGCTTGTCGATTTCAGCATCCACTTTTTCCTTGATTGATTCGAGGTACTGTAGACGCTTAGTATCCGCATCCTTTTTCATTTCTTTGATTACAGCTTCGCTAACCACATAGACTGGGCTACGGCTGTACATGTCTAACAGATCGAACAACATAGTTATCTCCTTTTAGTTGTCGTTGATTACCGGAGATATAGTTTGTGTTCACAGAAAGTCAAGACTTCTTGTGTTCCTTGATTACCTCAAATCTTGCATTCAAGAACGAACCCCGATGACGCTTATAACCGTCTTTGGGGTTTTTCATTAGGACAAACTCCTTGCCCTTTTTCATCCAGTGGTAGCCCTCTGGTGCACGAATAACCTTCCTAGCCACGAGTCTTTGCCTTTCCGCCGTACATCATTTTAACACCACGACCCTTCAAGATATCCTTCTGGGTAACCTTACCATCGCCTGTTAGGTCAGGAAAGGCTTTACCACCCTTTGCCATATTCATCGACAGGGCGGGTTGCTGCATCGTCGGTTTCTCTTGTTTCTGTGGTTGCATCATTGGATTTGATGACATCATCCCACCCATCTGTGCTTTTTTGCGGGGCTTGGTTGCTGTACCGCCGTACATCATCGGCTTGCGACGAGACATACCACCATACATCATACCCTTGCGTTGTCCGTTATTGTACTGTTTCATAGTAAATTCCTTTTATCTATGGCATTACTTTGTATTGTTCAGCCTGTGTCATTTCCGCTTCCATTGTAGCCGCATACAGTTCTTCTTGAGGTACGAATGCAGGGGCTAAGTCACCAGTCTTTGCAATCTCTCGTGCAACAAAGGCTTTGGCTATTATGCTAAAAGTTTTTAATTCTTCCTGCGTCACTTCTCCGGGAGTGTTTAGGACTTTTTGCATTATCCGTGCTGCTTCCTTGTCGGTTGCAGCCAAACTCAAAGCGTTGACGTTGCTTTGTGACATCAGGCGAACTGCAAATTCTGCCGCCACGTATGATACGCTAACCATTCCACGAGCAATGTTGAATGCACGACTGATTAGTTCGTTTGGTGAGATGCCACGAATTTGTCCCTTCGGTTTGAAAGCGACAGCGGATGCACCCGAAGCGTACAACATGTACTCACCAATATCCTGCATAAAGGCAATATGATCTTCGTCCATAAACTCTTCTAGAATCGCAGTCACATTTGGATTGTCTAGATCAGACACAATGGTAGCAGCCTCTGTCATGGTTTCAACGGTACGCTTTTGACCATCAAGAGCCTTAAAGGTAATCTGTTGATTCGGTGCTACCCCTGCTCTTGCAATCAAACCATTGGTCATCATGTAGGTCATACCCTGACCAAATTCTCTGATGGCTTCTTCTTCAGACATTCCGCCGTCCGTCATAGCTTTGACGAAATTTGCTTTTAAGTTTCGAACAAGAGTGATATCATTATTCAGGATGTAAGTTTCGTAGAACTTCTTGGGGTCTTTCATCTGAGCAAGTTCTTCAAGTTGATTGACAGTACGTTTTTGTAAACCTACAGCCTCTTGAGCAATCTGACCCATGTCACCAACCTTACCGTTTACTTCGTCAATAAATTCTCCGTACTGCTTACGAGCACTTTGACTAACAGAAAGAATTTGTGTGATGTCTTGTTCTGCAGCAATCATATCATCTAAATCAAACAGAAGCTTTGGCTTTGCCGGACCATCTCCGTCCTTGACCATGATTGTTATTGCTGGGGCAACTCTTTCAGACAAGTTACGAGCCGCCATAAAATTGTAGGTTCCTTTCGGAAGATCACCACCTAAAACATTTTGTCTAACGGCTTCAGATAGACCAGCCTCTTTTGCTTCTGCCCAGTACTCATACAGATTAGCTTTTACAAGATTGGCTACATTCTCTAGCTTTGCCCTGCCCTTTTCAGTGGTTACATCAAATACAATGTTGCCTGTTTCATCACGATCACCCCAGAAACGAGTAAGATCATCCATTAAAACCTTGACATTATCCGCTGATTTTGCTTTTCCCTCGATGGCATCTTTGATCGCTATACCCAAATCTTCGTGCCAATTCTCAGGCTCCATACCAAGTCTATACGGACGCTTATATCCACCGGGAAGCTTAGTTACAAACTCTGGACCAGTGGCTGCTCCAACAATCTGATTTCCTTTACTACCAGAACGAGTAGGATCGAATATTAAATCGCGGTAAGTATCTCGTGCTGTTTGTACGGCTTCCCATACTTCTGGTATGGCTTTCAAAGAATTTTCCATGTCCGTTGCAGCATCGTTAAACGGTTTTGCTGATGCGTCATCCGCTTTTGACATACCCATCTTCTGGAAGTGACGACGTACTTCTTCAACCTCAAAAGGTTTAGCAGAAAATGGAGAGAATTGACTACCCTCTTTCTGGGAGAAATGTAAAGCAATGTCAATGAAAGATACCTGATCACCTAAGTAGTCAGGATTTGCTGATCCATCTGCAAGGTTCTTTGCCGTAACAAATTCAACCAACTCTGACAGATCATCCTGATCGAGTCCCATATTTTTAACAAGAGACCGCTGTGCCATATCATTAAAGGCGTTTTGTGCCATCTTACCAGACCGACTAGAAAAGAATTCGCTTCCGGCACTAAACAAACCGCGCAGTTGAGTCGCATCCATATCTTTCTGTTTAGTTACAAAAGACAGAACTGCACCAGAGATATCTATATCCCTGTCACCAATTGCTTTGTCTGCATCCGCATAAGCATTTCGTGCGAGAGCATATATCGTTGACATGTGAGCGTCGTATATATCTTCTTGCAACCGACCCAATTCTTTACGATATTCTGGGGTTCCGCGCATGTCAGAGATAATTCTAGCACGGTCGTTTAAACGTTTAGAAACGTCCGTTGCGGCTTGCATGATAATTTCACGCTTTTGTTCGATGTTTTCCCGCGCACCGGGAACCAAAGCAATCTCTAATTCAGCGAGATTATTTACAAGGTCTTTATCGATATCAACCGACGGGTCAGATAAAACGTTGGTTTTGTATTCACGCAGAAGCCCAAGATATTCAGTCTTCCGTTTTACGATATTCATCCGCTCCTGATCAGCAGCCGCTTGGAAGTTATTCACCCAGCCAGCTAGAAACTTTGTATCCTCTGTGTCGACACCAGATTTCTGTGCAATCATTTCCCGCAAACGTGTTATGCCAGCTTGGGCAATATCTAAACTTGCTTCACTTTGCAATTGGAAAGAAACAGCATCCTTGATAGACTCGCCGGAAACATTCTTTAAAGAACTAAATTCTAGAGCCTGCAAAGGAGCAAGACCAGAGATGTGACCAAAAGATAGGCGGAATATTTGTTCAGCTTCGTCGCGCATTTCGCCTTTATCAAACCGACTTACGATTCGATCACGAAGTTCATTGTAATTTTCAATCGAACGGAAGACTGCTTCGCGTTGCTCGTTCGGCAAACCCTTCATAATCTTGTCGAGCATTTTAAAGGACTGAACTTCTTCTCTTGCTAGTGGACGACCCAAAGTTGCCTCTAGTTCAGCAAGGCTTCTGTTCACGAGTAAACCTTTCGGAAGCATGGGTAGATTTTCAATCATCTGAACCATTTCCATTCCGATTACACCTATGTTACCACCCGTAAGAAAGTCAGCAACTTTAAATGGTGCAGCCACAGTCTTTTTTATAATAGGCCGACCAGCAAAAGCAAATGAAAGTGCGCCTAATACTTCTCCCGTACCTTCGTCTAAACCGAGCTGCGGAAACAGGTTGTAACCCGCCGTTTGACCGATAGCAATGATAGACTCGTCAACAAGCAAGTTGAACATGTACGGATTTTTTGCCCCACCAAACATAATTCTATTACGCCGACTTTGCAAAGCGTCTAGTTCACCTTGAATAACTTTTATTTTGTTTGGTACTTTTTCTGCTCGTAAATCCTTTGCTTTTTCTGCAATTCGCTTGTCCAGATTAAACAGAGCAGAACGTGCGCTTTCGTTAGCTTCTACGGAACCGATAGCACCGCGATTATTAAATGTTGCACCAATTCTAGCCGTAGCTTTTCTCCACTCACGGGTGAACATGTTAGACTTTTCGGCTATTTCAATTTCGCGAAGGGCCGTAACAGGGTCCATATTAGCATACTTCGGATTTTTCTTTGATTCCCGTGCTAATTTAGCTAATTGACTTTTACCTTTTTGTAGGTGCAGAATACCAAATCCATATGTTACTGGGGCGTTCTGCAAAAGAAAAGATATGCCTTGTTCTGTTGGGGCGAGTTCGTTGAACCCAAAATCCAACAGTTCCTGTCCCATTCCAGATGGAATGATTGGAGATTCGATTTTGCCAAGCCCTTCTAACTCAGGCTGATAGTCACGCTCGTATACGTCCTGACCATATCTTTCAATAAATTTTTCTTTTATAAAATCGTTTATAGAGCCTTCATACGTTGCACTAACTCCAGCCTCATCTAAGAGGTTACGATATGATGCAAAGGCTCCAGCTACGGCTGGTTGACGCTTTGCCCACGCCTCTGAAAACGAAGGAACCTCAAAGCCAAACATGCTAGGAGTTGATTCAACTACTGCCGGAAGAACATACTGACCCAATACCTGAATGTAGTTTGGGATGTTTCCAGCGAATCTAGCTTGCTCACTAAGCTGCCGTCCTGTTTCCTTAAAAAACTCGCCTGTACTGTAGTGGTCAATCAGCAGATCACGCACACGTGGATCGACAACTTTGCTATCCAAAAATGAAAAGAAAGCCTTGCGATTTTCTACGTAATCACCCATCACATCCCGCTGACTATCCGTCAAGGTTTCAGGAAGATCCGTTTCTAGTTCACCAGTTGCGGTTCGCTTGACACCAGCAATTGGTTGCGTTTCCTGTGTACTAGGTAGGTTAGCAACATCGATTCGGCTGCGGATAAACTTTTCTGCCTTTTGATCGCCACCAATAGCAAGGTCGATAGTTGCTTGGGGTATTTCCAGTTTTCCAATTACGTTGGTTTTACCAGATATAATATCTTCGTAGGAAGGTATGTCTACAGATTTAGGCTGAAGCATAGCTGCTGCTTCATCCCGCATACTCACAGGAAGATTAGCTGTTGGAACTCTTGGTTGTGGAAAAGTCTGAAGTTCAGCCATAGATTAAACACCCTTTTCAATTAGGACATACCGTCCGTTAACCACTTTGTACGTGCCAGAAAGTACTTCTTTCGTTTCTTTATTCCGAAGAGTAAATCCGCTCATGGTATTTCCGCCAGTCGGTTCAACCGTCTTAGGGTCGATACTGCCCGTAGGAGCGGTTTGGGGAACAGGTTGTGGAGATTCTACCACTGGTGCTGCGGTTGATTCGTTTCTTTGTATATTGGTTTCTGGTAGCGGACCTGTTTCTTGTCCTTGTGGGGTGGCTGATTGAGCCGAAGCAACAGAAGCAGAAGACTGAACAGTCTGGCTACTTTGTTGGGCTTTGACTTCTACTGGATTACCTTCTACATCAATGTAGATATTTCCACCGTCGTTATCTGTGACAGGAATACCCCCAGACAGTGCGGGAAACACGGGTCTTCCGTCTATGCTGATATATTGTGTAGATGGTCTTTGGCCTGTTGGTGGATCGTAGGCTGGTGCCATAGTACCATCTGCTGATTCTATGTACTGTGCAAAGCTGCCCTGACCACCCAGAGCCTTCTTAGACAATTTATCAATACCGACGATTCCCTTGATTAGTTTCTTGGATGCAACAGTTGCTTTTCCTGAACCTGTCCCAACAGCTTCTATGATTGCACCGTATCGTGCTTTTTTGGTTTCGAAATCTAAAATAGCACGTCTCAAACGAGCCTTCATTGCAGCCGGTGTATCAAAGTTTTGACCAAGACGAGCAAGTTGGTTTTCAATGTCTTGGTTAGACAGTCTACCTGACGGATCAGCAGCACGTGCCATCTGGAATGCAAGAGATATACGAAGAGCCTCAAAGGATGCGTATCTTGCGCCAGCTTGATCTAGGGTTTCTCCTTCTTTCCGATTTAGTTTTCCGCGTTCACGAGCCATTTCAATTTTATTATTTAGGCCCGATACATAACTGTCTGTCAAGAACCGGTAGGGTTCACCGGTTTCAGGATCCATTTTTCCTTTTAAAGCTGCAGCTTCAGAATCGCTTCTTATGTCCGCAGCCGGAGCAAAAGCACTAACGGTTGATCTTGTTATTTTTGTGGAATTATCGGCAAGGGCTGTAAATATAGCCCCAACAGATGCAAGCTTGCCTTTTATTGAATCGAGAACAACAGGTGCGTCAAACTCGTTTTCTGCCATGTTGAGCAAACCGTATAAACCTGTGTCACCACTTTCTGTTCCTAGAACTTCAGTTAGTTCCAAGTTAGCCGCTTCAATTTTTCCGTAGTCGGATTCTTTAGCGGTTTGTCCAAATAACTCTCGCGCAGAAAACAAACGGTTTGAAATTGACTCGTCAACATAGTCGAAGTTAGTATCTGGGTCCCAGTTTTCTACTTCTTGAAATGCTCCGAACACATAGGCGGCACCTATTGCGCTACCGTTTGTTTTTTCAATGATGGTGTTGAGAAGTGTTGCAGCATTTTCCTGTGACATGCCATTGACAGCAATGGGTATGGAAGGAAAAACCATCCCCTGATCTGCAAAATCTTTTGCAATATCTCGTGCAGCGTTGAACCACGACTGACGCTCTGCTCTGGTAACCATACCAGTTTGCTCAGTGTACTTGGCCCAGACATTTGGTAAATTTTCAAAGTCAGTTCGAAGAGAATTCCCAAGTTTATTATAGCCTGCTTCATACTCACCAAAGCCGCTGGCAACAATAACGTCTGTAGGATTAGTAGGACTTACGTGTGCCGGTTTATTGTTGTTTTTACCGTACGCTCGATTTAAGGTACTATAGTTTTCGTTTCCTGTACGCTGACGCATGATTGCGTCAAACTCTTCAATACCTCTCAAGATAGACGTGTCAATCTCAATTTCTTTGCCGCCCTGATTGCTTTTTGCAAAATCGTTGAGGATACGGCTTGCATGAGCAGTATATAAGCTTTGAAGTCCAGCTACTTCTGTATCTTCTGCCTCTAGAAGCATGTTTCTATTTCTTATGTTTCCAAGAAGCTGTGAGTTCATGTCTGCAATAGCACCGTAGCTATCGCCCAAAGAACTAAACTTTCTAACGTCAACATTAAATCCAAATCTACCTACTTTTGATTCGTAATCACCTGCTGATTCAATGGCACTCTGTATGCCGCTGAAGTCAATATCAATCCCGTCGGTTGCACGACCGAAGATGTCAATATCTGGACGATCATTAATCTGCTTTTGTGCAGACTTAATTAACTTAGACACCGCACCGTAACCTGATTTGGTTGCCTCGCCTGTCAAAACCGACTGGAGAGCAGTCTGTTCGAATGCGTCAATCTTCTGCTGTTCGGCTAACCGACGTGCCTTTTCTTCTTGGATGTTCTGTGTGAAGCCTTTTACAAGGCCAGTAGCAAACGCTGCGCCAATACCCATAGCTTACTCCGCCTCTTCCATAGTCGGTTTCATATTCATAAAGTTTTCTTCTTGTGGCTCTTCTGGAATGTAGCCACTACGAATGTCTGCGTTGATCTTTTCACGGATGATAGAGAACATATTCGGATTGTTCTGCTTCATCATACGGAAGAAGGTTGCATCATCCATTTCGTCTTTTTCTAGTTCGTTGTCGTTTTCAAAGAAGCGGTACGGAATACCTTCCTCTTCAGCCATACCAGCAATAACCATTGCAAGCGGCCCCTTGATCAACAAACCGACATCCGGTGTAAATTGACCTTCGGAGAATGCCTGAAAAATGTATCCTTCGACAAGCACCTCAACCGACGCACCGACAATCAACAGCTTCATCAGTTCACGCTTGTTCTTTTTGCGGTTTAGTTTGGTTATAGCTGATTGCAAAGCCTGTTGCGGATCGACGATCTGTGGGGGTTGTCCCCACGCCCACTGTTGGTTGTCGGTTGTTAGGCCGTATCCCGGTGGTGCCATTGCAAATGGATCTTTTGCCTCTATGCTACCGCGAGGGGCTTGTGACGGATCTAGTTTCATTATACATCTATCTCCCGTAGTTCGGGCGTTTCAGTAACAAGGGTCTTGCGTCCCTGACGAATTGTTTGTTCCACACCCGTTGCGGCACGAAGGTTTGCCATGTGGCTGTTGTTAGATGCTTGCATCATCTGTGCAGCCCGTTGTACTTCCGGCATAGAATATAAGGTGCGCTGAATGTCGCTGAGTTGAACTTGACCGACAGCTTGACCACGAGTCAATTCTTGTACAGAGCGGGGGCGTTCTGCTATGTTGATTTCAGGGGCTTGGAAGTATCCACCTTGTCCGTCGCCGCCTTGACCTTTTAAATACGTCTGTGCACCCTTCTTGATGAAGCCGCTCAAATTTCCACCCGACCCGATGAGGCCGCTAGTTGCTGCCTTACCACTCAATCCCGGTGGTCCCGCTGCTGGACTACCCAACAACAAATCTTTACCAAATTCAAATGCCGTAGTAACAATGTTACCTAAACTAGACCATTTCATAGCTTATTTCCCTGTTAACTTGCAATCCAAGCAGCAATCCAGTTACCGATACCTGCAGCCAAGTTATCCTTTTGCTGCTTATCATATAGCTTCTCGCTATTGGCAAATTCCATAGCCATGATACCGACCTCGTGCTGTCGCTGAAGCTGCGATTCGCTCTTCTGGAAATTCCAAGCTGCGTTATCTCTGTATTGTTGCCACAGATTATTTAATGCGTTTTGTGATGCGTTAAAGGCGTTTTGTACGTTTTGTCGGTTTGCTTCGTTTTGGGCAGCAGTGTTAGCCGTGTTGATTTGTCTGCGCCACTGCGTGTTCGATTGATCCACAGCAAATTGCATGTTGGCGTTAAACTTCTCGCGGTTGTCAGCCATTGTAGAGTTGAACTGGTTCATTGCGTTTTCTTCACCAGCGTTGAACTGTTCCATTGCAGCCATCCGATTTGCATTGGCTGTTTCAACCTGCGAACCCAACTCAGCAAAGAATTGTTCGACTTGTAGTTCGTTCTTTGCGTTGAACTGCTGACGGGCGTTTTCTTCTGCCGCATCCTTGAAGATGCCCTGAGTCAAAGCATTATATGAAAGTGTGTTGGCTTGTTGCTGTGCGTCGAGGTTCTTTGTTTCGGTAGCAAGCAACGACTGTGCGTTGGTTACAGCAGCAGTCAAACGAGCGTTCAAGTTAGCCTTGTCCATTGCAGCGTAGGTTGCGGCGTTAGAAAGGGCCATCTGCTGTTCGTTGTTCAAATTAGCAAGCTGGATAGTTGCGTACTTCTTTGCATCGTCTGCTGCAATCGTGATACCAGATTCCAACACGGCCTGTGTCATAGCCGCTGCAGCCATACTAGAACCACCCAAGCCACGTGCTTGCATGATGCCACCAATCTTACGAACTGCAGGAGCCGCCCACGGGGGCATCGGCTGACCTTGCTGGATGCTGTTCATCAATTGACTGAGTTGGTATTGGGTAGTGGCTTGCGGATCTAGCTGTTGTGTTGCGGCGGTGCCTATAGCCCCTGCAGATGGGCCAGCTTGTACGCCAGTCAAATCAACCTGTAGGGCTTGCTGTTGTGCAGGGGTGATCTGGGCTGCTTGCATCGTACCAATCTGTGGGGTAACTTGTGCAAGGGATGTGTTGGCGATTTGCCCGATGTTCTGTCCAGAAGGAGTAGGGAGAGGGGCTTGTAAGCCTGTTTGGCTGGCGGTTACGACGGGGGCTTGTTGGGTCGTCGGTTGCAACTGTGTACCAGACGTGGTTTGTAGTTCGCCTGTCTGTACCTGCTGTTGAGCCGGAATCATAGCAGGAATACCCGCACCTGCAAGGGCACCGACTTCCTGTTGTAGCTGTTGATCTGAGGTAATTGTTGCCATACTTAATCCCTACTCAATACTTTATCTAGCTTGTCTTCTACCCGATGCAAAGCGTCCATAACCTTGTTCATGTCGTCGCGCAGTTCCATGCGAGTCGCATACTCTTCGCGTGTCCTGTTGATAAGGATACTCAGTCGCTTTTGCTCTTTGTTGTGTTCAGACAAGAACCAAGCCACTCCTGCTAATACTATGCCTAGCAGCACATCTATCAAGCTAGTGACTTCCATCAGATTGCATCAGGCCAGTCGTTGATTGGGGCGTTGCCATCTTCCGGTGCGTCAAACAATGCAATGAACGCATCAAGGTCAGCCGCGCCGTCAATCGCCGCTTCAATCGTGTTGCTTGCAGCGCGGACATCGGTGCGATACTGGCTGATGTTTGCAGGGACTGAGTAAGCCGCTACTTCTGTCGCCTTGACAACGTGCCAATCAGTGGGGGCAAGCAGTGAACCTGCCTGTTTTTTTGTCCGTGCTTTGTGGATCGACTTGAGGCCAAGCGTAACCACTTGGTTTCCCTCAGAATCCAAAAGGGGATCACCGTTTTCATCGACTTCGTTGATGTCGCTAAGAGAACGTGGTATCAAGGTGCCATCTGCTTGGCGTCCCCAATAAAACCGACTATCGAAGGGTGCTGGATCGTCTTCCCAAACCAACCCTGCTGCAGTCTTTTCTGCATCTGACCAGCGCATCCAAGTAGTTGGGTGTTTGATTCCGTTATCGTCTGACCACGCCCGACCAGCGCGGATGACTTTACCATTATATTTGTATGCCATTGGTTATCTCCTATCTGGCGTTGGCGTATTTGAATGGGTTTTCGGCAAAGGCGAGGTATATGTATGTTTGACCGCTTGTGTTTGAATCACTCAAGCTAGTACGCAACTTAAATCCATTACTAAGGAAATCAACATCGTAGTTTGATGTCATCTCAGCAGATGATGTATCGGCTTGCAAAACCTCATTTACAATATTCTCTGGGCTTCTAGAACTGTCCCTTAAATTCCAGCCAGATGTTGAAGAAGACTCTTTTGTAAGGATAAATGAAGGCCTGAACCCTGTGTAGACAAACGTGCCATCTGTACTGCCGTTGCCTGTGTAGGAACCCATTTTGCTGAAGCCTTCAACGCTGTGGAAACAGTAGGCTATAAAATTACTGCCGCTTCTGTTTACATCAGCCAAACTGCCTATACTAAATACATTTGATGTTGGGGCAGTATCATTCCAAACTGTGTTT